GCGCGTCGATGACGGCAATGATGGCGTCGAGGAAGCCGGTGCGGACGTTCAAAACGAAGTTATCCCAGCCCTGCCGCATCGACTTGAGGAGGCTGAACCAAGCCTGCTCGATCCCGGCCGCGCCGATCTTGAAGGCGAGTTCGAGGTTCCCGCGACCCACCGCGGCGGCGATCCCCCGGAAGGTCTGGTCGGCGACGGCGCCGAGTTCGCGGAAGACGCGCGTGATCTCCGCGCCGAGCCGCCTGCCGGTGTCGGTGAACTTGAAGAAGGCGTAGGTGAGTCCGGCCACCGCGGCGGCGACGAGTCCCACGGGGGAGAGCAGGAGCATCACCCCGGCCGCGAGCAGTTTTACGGCGGCGACGACGGCCAGGACGGGCGCGAGGGCCGCCGTGAACAGGTAGCCCAGCCCGAGGACCGCGGTGCCCGCCGCGGCGAGGGCCAGGAAGCCGACGGCGAGGGCCCCGACGGTCGCGGCCAACTTGCGGTTACGCCCGACCCACTCGGTAATCTTTCCGCCGGCCGTTTCGAGCAGTTTCGCCGCGACGCCGAGGGCCGGGGCGAGCACCCCGCCGATCGCGATCGCGGCCCCCTCCGCGGCGCTCTTGAGCCGCCGCCACGACCCGCCGAGCCCGGCGTCCATCTCTTTCGCCGTCGCCGCGGCCGTCCCCTCGGCGTGGGCGAGCGCCTCGCGCAACTCCCGCACGTTGGTCACGTTCTTCGAGATCGCCGACGCCCCGGTGATGCCCAGGAGGCCGAAGAACTTGTTGAATTTCTCGGTGCGGAGGGCCGTCGGCAGGTCGGCCGTGACCTTGAACAGGTCCTCCATCACGTCGGTCAGGTTCCGCACGTTGCCGTAGGCGTCGGCGGTCTTGACGCCGAAGAGGTCCTCGAACTCCTTGCCGCCGGCGGCGAGCAGGGTCGAGAGCCGCCGCAGGGTGGTGCCGGCCATCTCCCCCTGGATGCCGACGTTGCCCATCGCGCCCAGGAGCGCGAGGGTGTCCTCCAGACTCATGCCGAGGTCGGCGGCGACGGGCCCCGCGTACTTGAGGGCCTCGCCCAGGTCCGTCACCGAGTTGAACGACAGGTTCGCGGCGACCGTGAGGGCGTCGGCCACCCGCGTGGCCTCCTTCGCGCCGAGGGAGAACTGCCGGAGGGTCGCGGCCATGTACCCGGAGGCGGCGACCGCGTCCGTCCCCGTGGCCCGCGCCAGGTCCAGGACGGCCTTCGTCATCGTGTTGATTTCGTCGGGCTTGAACCCGGCCTTCCCGAGTTCGCCCATGAGGGTGGCGACCTCGGCGGCGGTGAAGCTCGTCGTCCGCCCGAGGTGCAGCGCGTTCTCGCGCAGCCGGTCGAACTCCTCGGCGGTGGCGCCGGTCACCGCCTTCACCATCCGGATGGCGTCGTCGAATCGCACGAAGGTTGCCGCGACAGGGGCCATCGCCATCCCGAGCCCGACTCCCGCGCCGGCCAGGCGGCGGAGCGACTGCCCGAACGCCTGCAGCCGGGCCTGGACGCGGCCGAGTGCGGCGCGGAAGAGCCGGTCGTCGGCCGAGAGGCTGACCACCGCTTCGCCCGCCCGGATCGCGTCGGCACTGGCCACCGGATGACCTCGCTCGTTAGCCCCGCTGTCCGGCGAGGCCCTTCAGACAGTTCCTGAGTAACTCCCACCCCTGGCCCGCCTCGTCATCCCGGTCGGCCGCCCCTCCCGGCGGCCGGTCCCGGTACGGGTTGGCCTCCGAGGGCCTCAGCCGGCCGGACCACGCCGCGCCCAGGTAGCCGATGGTGGCGAGCGCCACGTCGTACTCGTGCTCGCGCCGCGCGTCGGCCATCCGCTTCAAGGCCCGCAGGGTCAGCCCGCGGGGGTCGAGCCCGACGATTCCGGCGAGCCGGTGGCAGTAGGCGACAACTCCCCGTCCAGGAGCTCGTTCGTCCGCCTCTCGATCTCCGCGTCCATCCTCGCCAGGAGTTCGGGGAGCCGCGCCCGGATCGCCTTCCCCGCCGACGACCTCGGGTAGAAAAGGACCATCGCCTCGAAGAACGCCTCGGAGGCCGCGTCGATCGTCGGGCGGTCGAGGAGCATCCCGAACGCGCGGCCGTCGAGCCCGCGGGCCTTCGCCTCCTCGGCGCAGAGCACCCAGAGGACGCGGCCGATCGTGCGGGGGGCCAGGGCGAACGTCCGGCCGAGCGACTCGGGTTTGTCCATCCAGGCGTCGAGGTCGAGGTCGGCGTCCTCGGCGAGCCGCTCGAGCATCCCGACGGTGAGCGAGACTGCCCACTCGGTCCCGGCGGAGTCCCTGAACTTCGGCACGGGTCACCTCAGAGGCTGGAGAGGGGCTTGCGGTACTCGGCCGCCACCCACCCGAGTTCCTTCGCGAAGGCCGGGCGCATGAACGGCCGCGCCCGGTACCGGCCGCGATTGGTCTTGCCCGACTTCAGGCGCCGGGCGATCGTCCCGCCCTCCTCGAGGACCCGCGGGACGTGCTGGTCGGCCGTCCGCCCGAGCCGCAGCGGGCCGATCACCACCTGCTTGCGCGTCGCGTCGTAGGCGAAGAAGAGCAGTTTCCGGAGGAGTTTCTTGCCGCCGGCGTGGGCGAAGGGCGGGCTCCCGGGGGAACTCACCGGGCTCTTGCCGCCCCGGTAGGACTTCTTCGGCGGCGACCTCATCGAGGTCTGGGCGCGCCGGCGGACGAACGCGCCGAACTTCGAGAGGACCTTGCGGGTCTTCGCGTCCAAAAACTTCGCCACGGTGCCGCGGTCGAAGAAGGCGCGCTTCAGGCTGGCGAGCTGGTCCGGCACCGCGGTCCCCCTCGGGAGTCCCCCGGGAATCAGCCGATCGCGCCGAAGGCGACGCTGTCGGGGGCGGTGACGAGCGCGGTCTTGGGCGAGACCTGGTCGCCGTTGCCGTCGAGGTACACGCACGGCTTCAAAGTGAACTCCTTGAAGATCACCTTGCCGAGCGACTGGTCCTCCGCGAAGGCGAACACCTTGGCGACGAACCGGAACCCGTCGGAGCCCGTCGTCCCTATCGCCCCGTCGAGCACCATCACGTCGAGGACGCCGGCGGTGTTGAACGCCGCGCGCATCATCAGGAAGGGGGTGTTGAGGATCTCCTTGCGGACCTTGCCCGAGAGTTCGAGCGCCATGATCGTCGGCTCGAGCGTCTTCGCCCGGCTCGCCCGGGTCGACGACTCGTCCTCGTCCCAGTTGGACGTGACGTTCAGGTCCGAAATCAGGTTCAGTTCGAGCCACGCCGGGGCGTCGTAGGTGCTCGAGTTGAAGTACAGCTTGCTCGTGATGCCCAGTCGCATGGCGGTCTCCCGTTCGGGGCCTCTAGCTCGCGGCGTCGCGGAGCTTGCGGAAGGTCAGTTCGGTCTCGCTCCAGAACGCCTGCTGCTCGCGCAGGAAGGGCGCGTCGTAGACGGTCGTCACCTCGGCCGACTCGCACCAGTAGGCGTCGAGCAGCAGCCGCGGGTCGTCGGCGTTCGCCCCGATCCGCCGCAGGGGGTCGAAGACGCACCGCTCGACCAGGTTCACCCGCTCGTCGAGCCAGTCGGCCGGGGGGCGGGCCGCGCCCCCCGTGTACCGCTCGGCCACCACCACCACCGCCGCCGCCTCGTAGTAGTCCTCGGCCCGGTCGGCCTGCATCGGCTTCGCGTACTCGACCGGCATCACCACCACCTTGAGGCCGGTGAAGGTGCCGACGTCGAAGGTGATCTCGTACTCCCGGGAGACCGCGGCGTCGGCGCCGGCGGCGTCGAACTCGCCCTGCAGGAGGGCGGCGATCTCGTCGGCGAAGGCCAGGACGTCGGCCGGCATACCCCCGCCTCCCGCCGCGTCAGGCCCGGAGTTTCGTGTGGACCCGCAGGACCGTGTGCTGCGGGTCCGAGTACCGCCACTCCGGCTCGCTCGCGTACGGGAAGACCTTGTAGACCTTGGTCCCCGAGGCGAGCACCTCCTCGAACCAGTCGCCCACCGCCGGGAGGAAGGCGGCGGCGGCGATCACCAGGTCGGCGGCGGCGAGCAGGTAGTCCCGGTCGCTCCAGACGAGCCGCGTCTTGTCGCCGGCCTGCTGCGCCTTGTCCCCGCGGAGCGTCTGCCCGGCGGCCCGGTCCTCGACCCGGAAGGGCGTGCGGCCGAGCCAGCACTTGCCCGTGAGGTCGCACGTCAGGCCGTCGGCCGCCCGGTGGTAGGTCACGGCCCCCTCGGGCGCGGCCGCCTCCTTCTGGCGGGCGGCGAGGGCCGCCTGCCCGCGGGCGATGAGAGACGCCACGCCCCACCCCCTCGTTAGGCGTCAGGACCCGACCACCGCGGCCTTCATCGACTGGGCCGACGTCTGGCCGTGGCTGAACTTCACCTTCGTGACCGTGTCGCCGGCCAGGGGGTTGGCCCCGTTGCCGGTGATCCAGCACTGGCCGCCGGCCGCCGTGAGCGTGTAGGTCGCCGCGGCGATGTCCGCCGGGGCGTTGTCCACGAACACGATGAACGCCGGGCAGGGGGCGGAGACGCCGAGGAAGACCGAGTTGCCGCCGGTCACCGTGAAGTCCACCTGCGTCGGCACCATCGCCGTGACGTTCGTGTTCACCACGGGGAGGACGTCGCCCGAGCCGCCGTCGAGGGTGACGTCGTTGGTCGCGACCGTGGCCGTCATCGCCCGCCGCTGGCCGCCCGACCAGAACAGGTCGATCAGGTCGTTGGTCACGAACCCGTGGCCGGCCCCCATCGTCGCGACCGTTGGTGTTGTTGGTCCGCGTCGTGAGCTGGCCGGACTTCGCGGCCGCGACCGACGGGGTCGCCCGCTCGATGCGGGTCGAGTTCGCGTTCAGGGTGGTGACGAAGGTGTCCTGCGCCGCCACGTTGTCCGGCGACGTGATCCCCGTCAGGGTGAGCTTGGCGTACTCGGGCACGGGGCACCTCGCGGTGGGGAATTCGGGGGTGGGGGTCGCGGGCCGGGCGCTTCACGCCGGCGGCCCGCACGCGGCCGCGGGCGGCTCAGACGTAGGGGAAGTGGAGCGCCCGGCAGGTCGAGTTCGCGCCGCCGGCGCCGCCGGTCACCACGAACCCGAAGAGCGCGTTGTTGGTCGAGGTCGTCGTCACCTTGTTGTTGGTGTCGTCCCAGTAGACCTTGGTGCCGTTGGCCGCGTTGTCGAGGTTCACGACGTCGTAGATCCCGCCGCCGGCGGCCAGCGCGCCGGGGGTGTTGTTCGTGATCGGCGTGTGCGCGATCCCGCAGGTGAGGCCGGCCGTGTTGCCGACGAGCACCACCTGGCCGGCGGCGACGTTGCCGGACGACGGGGTGTAGTTGATCGTGACGGGCTCGCCGCTGCGGAAGGTTGCCTCGAAGGACATGGTCGTCTCCCAGTCGTGGGCCAGGGGGTCGGGTTTCGTCGGTCAGGCCGCCACGCACGCGGCCGGGGCCGGGCGGACGACGGCCAGGGTGTCCACGCGGGCGACGAGTTCGGCGCCGGCGGCGAGGAGTTCGTCCACCGCCTCGGTCACGCCCGGGTCCCTCGCGCCGTAGTCGTGGAAGGCCAGCAGGCCGCCGGGGCGCAGTGCGCCGAGGGCCAGGGCCGCGTCGGCGCGGACCGACTCGTAGTCGTGGGCGGCGTCGACGAAGGCGAGGTCGTAGACCGGCGGCAGGTTCGGGACGATCTTGGCCGCCTCGCCGCGGACCGGCGAGACCTTCGACGCCACCCCGTGGCGCTCGATCGTCGAGCGGAACGTGCCGAGCGTGTCGCCGGGCATGGGCGTCCCGCGGCCGTCGAAGGTGTCGACCGCGGTCACCCCCCGCGCGGTCCTCGCCAGGCAGACGGTCGAGCGGCCGCAGTAGCTGCCGATCTCGAGGACCGCGTGGCCCTCGGCCAGGCGGGCGAGCTCGCGCCCCTCGGCCTCGGTGAGCCACCCGGCCGCGTCGTGCGGGAACCACTCGCCCGCGTCGCGGCCGGCGTCGAGGACACTCGCCCCGATCCCGGCCTCGGCGTCGAACTCGTTGGCCCCCAGGGGGAGCTGTTCGTGAAGTTCATGGGCCCGCGGTGCTCGGCGGCGATCTTCCGCGTGCACCCGACGCGCAACCCCTGCTCGTGCAGCAGGCGCGAGAAGAACCAGTCCTCGGGCTCGACCTCCGGGCGGTAGCACCCGGCCGACTCGTCCCAGACGATCCGGTCGTTGATCGTGAAGAACACCTTCCGCGCCCACTCCTCGCGGAACCGGCACACCCAGAGCCCGGTGTTGAGGAGCAGCGGCCGGCCGACGTCGGCCGAGGTGAAGGTCTCCGGGAGCCGGTAGATCTCGCGCATCGTGAGCCGGCCGTGGACCCGCCAGTTGGAGCCCGAGTCGTGGGCCAGGGCCGTCGAGGTCAGGCCGCGGCCGTCCTTGATCGGCACGGCCACCCCGAGGACGTCGAGGTCCCCGGCTTCGAGTTCGGCGACGAGCGCGTCGAGCCAGTGCGGGGTGCGGGGCTCGACGTCGGCGTGCTGCATCGCGAAGTAGTCGCACCGGCCGGCGCGGGCCTCGCTCAGTGCCCAGCACCAGAGGACGTTGAAGTTGCAGGCCAGGAGCGAGCCCTCCTGGTGGCGCAGCCGCACCTCGTGCTCGCGCGAGGCGAGGTAGAACCCCCGCGCGGCGCCCGCGGTCACTTCCCCGTGCGACGGCATCCCCAGGCAGACGGTCTTGCGCTCGGCC